AAAAAAATATGTGATGGAGGAGGTAACGAATATGCGGCGGGTGGTATATTAAATGATAATGTACTTTCTTTAAGTAAACAATTCGAGCCGCTAAATAAAAAATGACAGATAGCCCGTATACAATTTTAGAACGAAAAGATATTGTACATACTTTTCTAACATTATGTAGTTTTGTTTCTATTTGTGAAAATAGAAAGATCAACCTCGCAAATGTATTTTTATTAGTTTTAAAAGAGGAGAGATATAGAGAACTTTTTAAAAAGGCGTTATTAATAGATAATAATTTTGAATTAGTAAAAATATTTCTACAACACGATCCATATTTATATAAAAGTAAATATATAACTAAATATCTTAAAAAAAATTCTATAGATTTATGAATAAACTATCAGTGTTTGAGAAAAATATATATAATATTTATCTTAAAACTTCTAGAAATAAAAAAGGATTTACCCCTCGAAAAGATTTTAAAAAACTAGACGATACAAAATACGTCTTACTTAAGAAAATATCAAATACTTTAAGAAATAAAAAAATCGATCCAATTATATTTTTTAATGCACCATATAAATTATATTCAGAAAAATATGTACCGCTTGATTTTTATAGTACATTTAACGCTATTTCTACATATAAAAAATACACAACAGATATAGAATTAACAAAACCTGATCATGAATTTAATATTACTAGATTAAGAAATAGCTTTAAATTTATCTATGATATGTGTATTAAACATAATTTAACAAGATGCGACGAATATCTCGACATACAGTCAGGAATATATCCTAATTTTATTCTAGATCTAAAAAATAATGATATTAATTATTATTCTTTATTATCTCTCGATATATCAGAAAAAAATATTAAGCTAGAAAAAAATATAGTTGAATTTGCATGTAATAGCTTTTATAATACTTTAAGTAGTTTGAGATCGAAATATACATTTTCGAAAAAACTCAAACCTTTGGGAATAAAATTAAATAATACTATAAATAAAATATTAAAAATAAAATGACAACAAATATGTTTGAATCAATTAGAGGAGCGATGGCTCAGACCGCGCAACAAACTTCAACTAGTAACATTATGCGACTAAAGCCGGGTAATACATATATATTACGGCTTGTACCGTTCGTAAAAGACCCTAGTAAAACATTTTTTCATTATTACTCACATGGTTGGGTAAGTGAAATGACAGGACAATTCCAAAGTGCGATTAGTCCACAGACATGGGGAGAAAGGGATCCTATTGCAGAGGCTCGGTATAGACTCTCTCGTACTGGCTCTGAAGAAGAAAAGGAAAAAGCAAAAGCTTTAAACCGTAAGGAAAATTGGCTCGTTAATGTTTATGTAGTAAAGGATCCTGATAATCCAGAAAATGAAGGTAAGGTAAAAATTCTTCGATTTGGTCGTCAATTACATAAAATTGTAATGGAGGCAATGGAAGGAGAAGACGCTGATGAATTTGGTGAAAGGATTTTCGATCTGTCGAAAGATGGTTGCAGTTTCCGAGTCAAAGTTGAAGAACAAGGCGGGTATCCAACATATGTGAGTTCTCGATTTGCTAGTCCTTCTCAAATCTCAGGAGTAACGGATAATAATATTAAAGATGTTTATGATCAAACATTTGATCTAGAAAATGTTTTCCCAGTCAAAAGCTACGACGAGTTGCAGACAATGCTTACCGAGCACTACCACGGTGTTACAGAGGATTCAGTAACAGAGCCCGCACAAAAGCAATCACCAAAACCACCGTCAGAAGAGGAAGATGATTTACCTTTTGATGATTTAGAATCTACATCAAAAGGTGACTCTAAGTCGTCGACTATTGATGATGATAAAGTTAAAGAACTTCTTGATACTTTGGAATAAAAAATGAATGACGAGGACGCAGTAAAGCTCGCTATTCATGGGATAAATACGCAAGCGCATGGAATGAATAGGAATATTGTTCAAAAAAGCGCTACAATGCAAGATATACCATTACAAAAAGACATATATACGCAACCAGCGCGGAGACCTCAACCCCAACCACAACAACCTCCACAACCACAGCAGCAATTACATCAACAGCCTGTTGCTCCTCAACCGCAAATTACAGGAGACCCTGCTCTATTGAATAGTTTAATAGAGCGGGTCTCTGCTGTTGAAAAACAATTTACTAAACTCATAACTTTAATTGAACGTAGAGTTGCAAAAAACGCAAAAGAAATTAATATACGAATCAAATTAAACGAAAATAATGATTCTGCCAATAAAGAATAAAGATAATTTTATTCAAAATTTTCTTAATCCAGTATCGAGATTAGACTCTGCTGCAACTCTAGATATAAGCAATAACATATCTACTATTGTTCATAATAATTCTAACATTTTTCTTAAAGCAGAATATAAAGTCAGTTGGGATGATCACCCTCAAGACAATATTATATGTTTACCAGATACAGTTAAATTAATTAAAATTTTATCATGCTTAGATGAAGCTGATATACACCTTAAAGTAGAGGAAAACTGTATTACATATAATGATAAGTTTAATAGATTTAAATATCATTTATTTGATAGTAGTATAACTAAAAACAATGCATTTGATTTTAATAAAATAGATGATATTACATTTAACACTAATTTTAAGCTTACAAAAGAAAAAAATAATGCAATATTAAAAGCATTACCGTTTGTCACTGAATCAAGTAAAGTATATCTTAAGACTGAAAATACAAACGTATACGCTGAACTATCAGATAAAAAATTACAAAACGTAGATAGTTACACTACAATACTCGCTGAGGAATATGATGGAGATGAATTAGATTATGAATTAATTTTAGATATAGAACTATTTAGACTTATATCTGTATTGAGTTTTTCCGAGGCTATCATATATATAAATAATGAATATAAAATGCTTATGATTAAACTCGAACTTAAAGATAGCAATCTCACATTTGTTAGTACTAGTTATAAAAACTAATGAAAAATAAAGTCACGACCTGTGGGTATTTTATTAAACGATTAAGAGATAACGGATATACCGTCAATAGAATTTTTTCTGATTATACCTCGCAAGACTCGAGACGCTGGACAATAATGATCAACCCATTAACAAAAGCTTTATATGTAACTTGCTATGTTAATTATGATTGGACTGGAGATTTTAAATTTGAATTAAATGACGGAAATCGATTTAAAAACTTTCAGTTAAAAACAGACAGCATGGAAGTTATTATGACTAAATTAATCGAAAAAGATATAACACCTAATGAAAAAGACAATTCCTAAATCTAGAAATTTCGATAATTTATTAAAATCTAGTATTAATGCCGTTGAGCCGGCCGAAATAGAACAACAAGATATGTCGTTTATTACTGACTATCTAGGAGAGCATTTAAAATCATTTATGCTACTAGGATATGATCTTAAAGGAGAAAGCGTAGTAATGGTTTCTGGTAAATCACCTCAAGATTACGATGCTATAGAAACACTATTAAGACGAGTAGCAAGTGTAGACTTTTTTAGAGACGTACAAGAACAAACAAATACAAATACAAATGAATAAAATAATTGTTTTAGGAAACGGTTATATCGGAAGTAAGACATATAAGTACCTTTTTGATACTATCGGAAATATACATGATATAGTTCATCTATCAAATTACAAATATAATGAACCGGAAAGTTTAAAAGAAACATTATTTAGCAACTTATTATCTGAATTCCGCGGCACGCAAATTAAATGGATAGTTAATTGTGTTGGGTATACTGGAAAACCAAACGTAGACGCTTGTGAAGAAAATAAACAAATCTGCTGGGATTTAAACGTAACATTTCCTACTGTTCTAGCTCAATTCTGTAAACAGTACGATATAAAAATTATTAATATAAGCTCAGGATGTATATATGACGGTCCAGAAAATGTACTCTATACAGAAGAAGATGAACCGAATTTTGGACTACTTAACTCTGATAGTAGTTGGTATAGTAAAACAAAACATGCGGCAGAGCTATGTTTACGTAATTACAATAACGTATATACTCTTCGAATAAGAATGCCTGTTTGTAATGATTTTAATGCGTCAAAAAATTACTTATGTAAAATTTTAAAATATAATAATATTCTCGATGAAGTAAATTCTAAAACTGTTATTGAAGACCTACTTCTCATAATTAATAAGATTATTAATATTCAAGACTTACCGAGTGGTATTTATAATTGTGTAAATCCTGAACCTCTTTCAACAAATGAAGTTTGTCAAATCTTAGATAAACACGGAATGTGGAACCCGAATTGGAAACTTATTAATTATAATGAA